TAATATGATTAATAGTGGAAGAGAGTGGGATTGGATGGATACCTACGTCGATAAGGAATATAACTTTATAGTAGCGGCAATCGAATCGGGAATCGTAGTTGGGTAAAACGTTATACACCCTAAACCCACGTCGTATCCACGTTATATCCAGCATTTCCCAACGTTAATCAACACGATATGTGGATATATAACGATGTAGACGACTTTAAAAATAACACCAGTACATCCACCGACGGATTCTCCCCACCCACATACGAAGAAAATGTATATGTGTGGGAATATAGGTAAGTTTTTAGGTGTGTCAAGTATATATGGATACGTCAAGGCGTGTAGTCGATAAGGAGGATGATGTGTGTAAAAAAGAGTTTTCGGGCTGGTTTTATTGTTAATATTTATAATAAATGAATAATCGCATATGTTAATAGCACAAGAAAATCCTGGAGAGTGGTTACACTTTATAGAAAGGGAAGATAATGAAGGTTTAACTATATTGGAGTTAAAGGAAAAATATAGAGATGAGAAAATCTTATTTGAAAACTATATAACTAACCTTGACCAACACAAGTTAATGATTGCTCAAAGGGCTGCAGGTGGGAGTGAAGAAGAGAAAGCTGCCCAAGCTATTATTGATGGTTATGGTACTAAGTTTGTTATCCAACTTAATATACCTACTGCTGGTTTTCAAACTATATTAGCTCTTCAACAAGATGGTGGTGATCCTACTACTTGGACTATTAATTGGGGTGATGGTACTACTGAAAGTGGAACTGGTGTTCCTACTCGCACTTGGCCCGTAGCTGGAATTTATGATGTTGAAATCGAAAGTGGTGGTTTTAACTCGTACACCCAAGATTATACTGGGATGAATAATACGATAAGAGCTACTGTAGTTGATATTTTAAACTGGGGAGATACTAAGTGGGTTTCAATGTATCAGATGTTTAGTAGTTGTGTCAACCTAATTGGTTTTTCAGCTAAAGATTTACCCGATACAAGTCTATTAACTAATATGAGGATGATGTTTACTTTTGCCATCAACTTTGATTATGATATATCTAATTGGGATGTTTCTAATGTGACTAATATGGAGAGTATGTTTTTTAATACAGACTCATATAATAAACCCCTAAATAATTGGGATGTGGGTAATGTTACAGATATGAGACAAATGTTTAGACGAGCAGATGCCTTTGATCAACCATTAGATAGTTGGGATGTGGGCAATGTGACTGATATGCAAGCAATGTTTGGTGGTGCTGAAATATTTAATCAAAATATTGGTGCTTGGAGAATGTCTAATGTTGTTAGAACTGCGGGGATGTTTAGTTCTATGCCAAAATTTAATAATGGTGAGAGTGATAGTATTAAGGATTGGGATGTTAGTAGTGTTACTAATATGAATAATATGTTTGGTTTTACCCCAGCATTTAATCAACCCCTAACTAACTGGGATGTTAGTAGTGTCACTAATATGTCTAGTATGTTCAGAAATGCTGTTGTATTTAATCAACCTCTAAATAATTGGGATACTTCTAATGTCCTTACAATGTTTCAGATGTTCAATGCTGCTGAAAACTTCAATCAGGAATTAAGTAATTGGGATACTGGCAATGTCCAAGTTTTTAGAAATATGTTTAAGGATAATACAGTTTTTGATAAAGACATTTCTAATTGGGATGTGAGATCAGCTACTACTATGGATTCTATGTTTTATGGAACTTCCTTCAATCAGGACATAAGTAATTGGCAAACCCCACAACTTCAGGATACAGACTTTATGTTTGCTTATTCAACAGTATTTAACCAACCTATTGGGAATTGGAATATACCTAACGTAACTACTATGAAAGCAATGTTTAATGGGGCTGATGTATTCAATCAAGATTTATCTACTTGGGATATGAATGGTGTTATTAGAACTAACGAAATGTTCAAAAATGCTACCTTATTTAACCGAGATCTATCAGCATGGGATACAAGTACTATTACAGATATGGATGAAATGTTTTATGAATCAACATCCTTCAATCAAGATATTGGGGCATGGGATGTTGGAGCTTTAACTACAGCAATTAATATGTTTGTTAGTAGTGATATGACTACAACTAACTATGATAATTTACTTAATGGGTGGGTAAATAGCACACGTTTAGCAGGGGTAGAGTTTAGTAATGACTTACAATATAACTCCAGTGTATCTGGAGTGGCACATACAAATTTAGTAAATACACCGTGGACCATAACTGATGGTGGTCCTATATAATAAAAAATATGAAAAAATTATTAATCTTATTTTATTTAGTTATTCAATCATGTGGGTCTTATACATTCACAACAAACAAAGGATATGAAGTTAAAAGTATACTCGCCATTACAGAAGTTGGAGATACCATTAGTGTCCCCTATAGACAGTTTGTCAAATATAGAGACACTGAGTTTCTTAGATATAGACACAATAATAACTGGTACTGGAACAACTGGAGATACAACGATCCTTACTTCTGGAATCAATACTATAACTGGGACAACTATAGATACTGGAGTCAGTATAGAGTATCTAATAATAGGTATATTGTTCCTAATCGCCCGAGTGTTAGACCAAAGGTTAAACCAAAACCTAGACCTAGGCCAAGGATTAGACCAAATGAACCAAGACCAAGGACACCAAACAGACCTAGAATAATACCTTCTAATAATCCACCTAGGAGAGTTAATCCACCTTCTCCCCCACCACGTAGAGTTAGACCAACTACCAGAAGGGGAAGTAATAGTTCTAATGTTATTGGGAGGAAAAATTAGTATTTATAACTATATAGGGTTGTTTATAAATGTTTAAAAATTAAATTGTGTTTGAATTGGAATTAGCAATCTTAGTGGTCATCATAAGTGCCGTAGTAGGTCCCTTATTGGTAACTCGTTACCGTCATTATCTTAATAATAAAACTAAAATCGACCCTATAAAATCCGCCCTACAAACTAATATGTTAGTGGATGATCAACTAGAACAACTTAAGGATGAGTTAGACGCTTGTCGAGTATGGATATCTCAATTCCATAATGGTGGAAACTTCTACCCTACTGGTAAGTCGATACAAAAGTTTTCTATATTTCATGAAATGTTTACTCCAGGTGTTAGTCCTATAAGTGATACCTTTAAAAATATTCCTGTTTCCCTGTTTAGTAAACCGATTTCACATCTATATAGTGATGGTGAAATATTAATCCCCAACTATAAAAAGGGAAATCACTTTGGTTTAAAAATATTTGCTGAGGGGACTGGGTCTAAATCATCATATTTATTTGCTTTAAACTCTATTAACGATGAGTTTATTGGTACGTTAGGAATCGAATATTGTTCTAGAGTTAAAAAACTAAGTGAAGAACAACTTAATGATGCTCGTACTAAATCTATTACTATAGGGACTTTATTAAGTACTTACCTATACGCTGAAAAGTAATATGTGACTTGTTAGGTTACCGTAGATATTATTCGTATATTGACGTATAATATTAAAAATAAAGGTATGACAAAGAGACAATTAAAAAACGAATTATCAGAATCCACCACAGGTGTAAAATACTCTAAGTTAGATGAGTATGAACAAAGTCTTGTAGATGAAAATATTCAAGAGATGAGAGAGATGATGAAAGAATGGTTTAATAAATAAAGGTTATGAAAACCAAGTCCCCAAAACTTAGTAAAGAAACTTTAATAAAAATATGGCAAGCGTCAAGACCTAATATATATAAAAATAAAAAGAAATATACAAGAAAAAATAAAGGGTTATGACAAAAAGAGAACAACTAAGACAACTACACTCAGAACTTTATAGGTTTATTGAGAGTGAATACCCACAAGCAGATATGTTTGATGAAGGGCAATATATGGATATTAACTTTTTTAGTGATGGTATTGGTGATAACTCCGTATCGTTTCATAAGTCTAGATTAACATTAGATTGTTTAGATTGGTCTAGTGATGAAGTTAAAGAAGTAGTTAGTAAACTTGAAGATAGGTTTGATTGGATAAAAAAATAATAATTAAAAAACAGTTATGATGGAAGATTTAATACTTTTAAAGTCGATTTTAGATTTAGTAAAAACCACACCTAATAATATGGAGTTAGGGGAAAAAGTTAGGGAGATTGTATCTACCGTTAAGTAATCATATTTATAATAAAATATAATAGTATGGAATTATTTGAAAGTAGATTTAAGAAGTTTCTTAACGTAGCCAAAGTGATGAAGATGGTTGGGGAAGGTGCTGAAGAAATGGAATATGATAGTGCCATTACTTTTAAACAAGCAAAAGAGTTGGGTCTATTACCAATAGATAGTAAAAGAACAACTAGAAAAGTTAAAGAAAAGTATATGAATTATTTTACAATTACTAAACCAAACGATGATGGTTTTAGTAAAGTAATATACTGGATTGGAAAAGAAGAAGCTGCTAAAGCTGGAGATGGTTTCGATTTAGATGATGAAATTGATTCTTCTCTTTACTCCTAATACCTTACCTAATAACCTTTATTACTTGCCTCACCAGATATTACTCCATGTAGGTATATCTTAATTTCCTTAATGCTGTCTTTTAGCGTTTTAACGTCGTTATCTTCCTTGTTAGCGAGTATGGTGATTGATGATTCAACCGCGTTTAAACGCTCAGAAAATGCGGTAATTTCGCGGTTAAATGTGGCAGCGTCAGCGAAATCAGATGTAGAAATGTGTTCTCTTATTTCATCTAATTGTTTAGTGGTCATTTGAATCCACTTTTCATAACTATCATCTGTTGTGGTTTGATTTTTCTTTATAACATTATAGTTTTTATTGATTGAACCATATTGGTATAAAAGTATCGCTAATAGTGTAAGTTGAATTCCGCTTATAAAAAATATTGCTAATTCCATAGTTTGTTTTTTAGTGTGTATATATAATATAAATAAAGGTTTTAACCACTCCACCCTATCTTATAGTAAGTATTTGGCTACCGTAGATATATTTCGTATATTATGGGTAACATAAACATAAAAATATAATATATGAACAAAGATCCACAAAGATTTACAAGAACACCCTATTTTGAAAACCCAGCATGGTTTACTGAGCCAGTTGTTGATGAAAATGGTAAGGTGTTAGAACCATCTAGAAATTTTTATTATAATACTAAAATCAAAACCGCTGGTGAAAATCATGTATTTATGCTAGAAGAAGATATTGAGAGTCAGGGTGAGGAATCAGCAGTTATATTTGATAAAAATCAAACGTTTTGTTTGTTTTTTGAAGACAACCCCAATAATATCTATAATAGACAATATGTTGAAACCATAGATAATAAATGGTATGATACTAATGCGGGTTTTAAATTTGAAAAAGGAGAGAGATACAGATCCAGCAAAATCCAACGTAACATCGATTTTAATGAATTTTGTGCGTATTTATCCACGAATAAACACAATCGTGTATTAAAACAGTTATTAACTAAAATTTAAATTAAAATGACATCACAAGAAATTAAAGAACAATTAGATGCGTTGTATGAAACGTTTTCAACAGAACACAATGCAAAATCAAAAGCAGCACACCAACGTGCTCGTAAAGCTATAGGTAGTATTAAAAACCTAGTTACTGAATATCGTAAGGCATCTGTAGCTGAAGATAAATAAGATACTTATAGAATATCTATTAATAAGGGGCACATAAGTGCCTCTTTTCTTATTTGGAGAAGCGATATTTTTTTCGTATATTTATAACATATGATTGATAAGAACGACTTATTTAACTTATTTCCCCAACCTGAAGATAGAGGTAAGGTAGAAATGAATGATGATGAGATTGAAATTGAGGTATCATCATCAACTCACTTTAAGATTGGTAAGTTTAAGAAGTTGATTGAAAATCATCAACTATTTTTTGAACACTTTAAACGTGGGATGAAAGAAGCAGATGCTAAGAACTATGATCACGAGGAAACCAAGAGACAAGCATCGTTCATAGTCTATAATCGTGCTTGGTATTATATTAAGGATTTTGATTTAGACAATAAGGAAGAGGTTTTAGATTTAACTTTATTCAACCCATACGATTTAGCTTACGTACTCCAGTTAGCTATTAAGTTCCATGAGAGTGGAGAAGAGTATGAAAAGTGCGCTCACTTACTTAAAATCCAAAGATTTCTTGAGAATTGGTTAAAATAACTTGGATACCAGAGAGAAGTTTATTACCTTCCCAACATAAATAAAAACATATCGAAATATTGATAACAATATATGATAAACTATTAAAAATAAATAGTGACAAATATATAGAAAAATCAAGGTATAAAAATACAAAAATAAAACAAATAATACTAAACAATAACCCTATGAGAAATAGAGATTTATACGATCGCAACCTAGAAGGTATGCGAGCCAAAATCCAAATGGCTAAAAGAGCCGTACAACAGCAATATCCTGTTTCGGATTTTGTCAAGTTATTAGATGAGATTGAAGTTCTAAGACAAGGTATTGATGATATGGTGCAACGTGAACCGTTAGATGGCCATGAAATGAATAAAGTAAGATAAATTAAATAAATAAAAGTTATGGAAATGAATGCACAACAATTACAATCGAACTATGATGAGTTAATTTCGTATATTGAAAAATATATTGAATCACCTCGTAAAGAAAAAGTACTAGATTTTTACAAACAACATGAAGAACGTCTAATATTATTACCTGCGGCCCATAAAGCTGCTTACCATTCTGCATTTGCTGGTGGTTATGTATTTCATGTTTTAAATGTGATTAAAAACGCTATTGTATCACTTGATGTGTGGCGTCGAGCTGGTAGTAATCTCGAAGGTATCACGTTGGATAATGTTGTATTTTGCGCATTAAACCATGATTTAGGTAAACTAGGTACTAAAGATGAGGATGCTGTTTACCCTTCCCAGGATGAGTGGCGTAAGAAGAATTTAGGTGAATTATATAAGTTTAATACTAATCTAGCTTATATGACTGTGCCCGACCGTTCATTATTTCTACTTCAGGAAGCTGGGATACCTATGTCTCAAGATGAGTTTATCGCTATTAAAACTCATGATGGGCTTTTTGATGAAGCAAATACACCATATTTTAAATCATTCATTCCAGAAAATAGATTTAGAACACCTTTAGCATTAATCATACATGAAGCCGATATGCGTTCAGCAAGAATTGAGTGGGAACAACAATATTTACCTACTATAGGAGAAAGTAACTTGGCTAAGCCAAATAGTAAACGTAACTTCACTACCAACAATAATAAATCAAAAGCATTATCATCTGTTAAATCAGCAGGGTTAAAAAATATGCTTGATAACCTATAACATGAATTTTCACCCAACAACACTATACATAATCGTATCAATTTTAGTTACTATTGTAATTGTTTTACTTTATGTTACTCGTAATCTACTTATGAAAAATGAGAAATATGAGGATCTTGTAGAAGGGTATAGAGTGTTCATCCTTAGATTCCAGCAACAGGTAAAGGAATCAGACAAACGAATCAAAGAAATCGATTCTAAGGGTACATTCAAAAGTGATGATGAAGTAGGCTATTTTTTCAACGAATTAAAGAAAATCCAAGACTCATTAACTAACTTTAGAGTCGAGGAATAAACCTACAACATGCCAAGAAAAGCAGCACCAGGTAGTTCTAGATACTACTTTACAGACGAAACTGAAGACGCTATAGTAAGATACAATGCGTCTTCTGATTTCGATGAACGTTCTAAGATTTATGGAGAAGAGATACACTATGCATTCTTCAAATTAACTCAGAATATCATTCACACATTTAAATTTTATTATACTGAAGTAGATCAAATAGAACATCTCCAACATGAGATTATAACATATCTACTCTCTAAAATTCACTTATTTGATCCATCTAGGGGTGCTAAGGCATATTCTTATTTTGGTACTATTGTAAAACGATGGTTAATCTTATATAATACTAAAAACTATAAGAAACGAATCCAAAAGGTAGATGCTTCCGAGTTAGACAGAAACGATGATTTTAGATATAATCAGGATGAAGAGTATGTGAAAAGTGATTTGGATAAGTATATGGATTTATATGTGGAGCATGTATCATCAAATATTTTTGATTTATTTCCTAAAGGTAATGATGCTCAAATCGCAGATGCTATTTTAGAGTTATTTCGTAAGAGAGAAAATATAGAGATCTTTAACAAAAAGGCACTATACATCTACATCAGAGAAATGGTAGATGTTAAAACACCAAAAATCACACGAATAGCTCAACAACTACATACCATATTCAAATCAGAATATTTATTCTATTTAGATAATGGATACGCAAGATTTTAATATCTAATATTTATAATAAAATATTATGGGTAAGTTTGACGATAAAATATTCGGTAAGAAGAAGTTCTCCGATATACTCCAAGAAATCCACGAAAATCAAAATACTAGAGGTGCCCAAATCATAGGTTTAATCTCAGAGTTAAAACCATTAATCGAGGACATTGGTGATGCCACTCTTATAGTACCACTAATCAAAGAATATATGGAATTGGGTATCAAAAACGATGAAGTATTAGTTAAAATGGCTACTATAGTCCAAAGAGCAACTCAAAATAAGGGTAGTGATGTTGAAACTACACTATTAACTGAAGAGGAAAAAGCACAACTTTTAGGAGAAATAAAGAACCTTCCAGAATCAACTAAGTAATGTCTACATTAGGATTTGCTGCATTAAATAATAACTTAAATCAAGTTGATGTATCTGGCTTAGCAGTTAGAGCAAATAACTTAGATAATACCTTCCAAACTGGTAGAGTATTAAATATTATATTGGATGAAAACTCAAGTAACTTTGAGAGTTATGGTGAATGGAATGGTATAGGAACTATTGAGTTCGAGTTAGTAAATTATCAATCATCAAGAGGGGAAAATAAAGCTATAGCAACCCCACTATTATCTAATAGTAAAAAATATCCTTTAATAAACGAGTTAGTATTAATATTTAAACTACCAGATACAGGTTTAGGGACACGTACTGGTTCAGAGAAGTTTTATTATTTAAATACACTTTCACTTTGGAACCACCCACACCACAACGCATATCCAAACCCACTAAAACCACAATCAGACGAACAAACACAAGATTACGCTCAAACATCAGGTGGGAACGTTAGACGAGTTAAGGATGGTTCAACTGAGATAGATTTAAACGGAGAATCAGGTGGTACTTTTGTAGAAGAAACTAACATACATCCTATTTTACCCTTTGCTGGTGATAATATAGTTGAAGGTAGATTTGGTAACAGTATAAGATTAGGTAATACATCAAAAACAGACTCAGAATATACTAACGATTGGTCTGAAAACGGAGAAAATGGTTCACCCATTACTATTATTAGAAACGGCCAACCCGAAGACTCATCTGAGTTAGGATGGTTACCTGTAACTGAAAATATTAATAAAGATTTATCGTCTATTTATCTAACCAAAGATCAAAAAATACCTTTAGAGTTAGATAACGAGTTATATGAAGCGTTTGAAGAACCACCTACAACAACCCCAGAATATTTAGAAAATCAAATAGTATTAAATAGTGGTAGATTAGTACTTAACGCAAAAACAGACTCATTATTAATATCTGCTAATAAACAAATAGCAATAACATCTATAGGTACAGTAGGTATAGCATCAGATTCTGATATTAACCTTGTTGCACCTAAAGTAAACCTAGGTTCAAAAAACGCAGCTCAAGCCCTAATCTTAGGTGATGATTTTATGCAGCAGTTTGAATCATTATTAAAAGGTATAAAAAATGTATGTGGTGCTTTAGAAAAAAGTCAAAACTGGCCTGGTGGTTCTCCAGTACCTAATATTCCCGTTAGCGCAGCAGCATCTAATACTAAAGCAGTATCCCAATCTATTCTTAACCTAGTTAAAAACGATAAACTAATATCTAAAGTTAGTAGAACTGTATAATGGCAAACGACAAATATATTTTATCGAATGATTACTATGTAGAGATTGAAACCTTTGGTCCCCAAAATTTTGCTATACTGTATGATCCTTTTGGATTTAAAGTAAATGAAGGCCCAAAAACCATCTCAGATGCCCTTTTAAACTTAGTTAAGCAAGTAGTTAATGACTACACACCAACAGGTAGGAAAAATGACACTAGTAACTGGATAAACGTTCCAACTGTAGTTAGGGAAGAGGTAGCACCAAAACCTACTAAGTTTCAAATAAAAGGTAGAGTAATAGATTCTATAACTAAAGAGGGATTAAGGGGAGTTAAAGTTAGTTTAGATAAATCTAACACAACAACAAATCCAGGAGGTGGTTTTACACTACGAATAACTGTCCCCGTAGGAGAAGAAATACCTCAAAGTAATATAGATTTTTCTAAAAATAAATATGAACCCCAAGACGCACCATCCACAACTTTAGATGGTAAACTTAAAACTCGTATTAACGTTATTGAGTTAAACACTATTAAGAAATCCTTAGAAAAAGAAGAATCTAAACTTTTAGTTATGGATGAGGGTGATGTTAATAAAATGAACTCCTTCAACCTTAAATCAGCTGAGGCTATTATAACCGAAACTATTAATAAAGAGGTAAATAAAATAAATGAAAGAGTAATACCTTTTGCTTTAAACCTATTAGCACAGTTTGGTATAACTGCTTTAAACCAACTAGCAAAAAAATCATGCCCCTCTATAGGAGGTATACCTAGACTTATTAGTAAAAAGAATAAACTAACAAGACAGTTAAATAATATACTAAAAATAGCAAGTAAAGTAAAAACTATTTCTTCTATACTCAAAGCCTTAGTAATAGCATTTAAGGTAGTAAGAAAAATAATAACAGTAAACCCAATACCATCAACCATAGGTTTACCACCAGGACCAGCAGGGGGTGTTATTATATCAACTTCCTTAGGTAAAATATCAGTAATAGAAGATAAAAAAGATAAACTTACTAAACTAGTAGATAAGTTTGGTAATATTGTAGGTATACTAACTCCATCAACAATACCACTTGTATCCGTTTTAACTAAGGTATTAAACATACTAAGCGCAATAGATGGTTTAATAGGGGAGTGTTTAGATGAATCCAGACAAGCAGTAGTAGATGAGTTAAATAAGGAAGAAGAAATAGATAAAAACCTTACAAACGGGGTAACTATCCAACCTGGTAGTTTAACTATTCAAGATGTTGATTTTTCAAAAGTAGATGACTCTAGAATAAGAAGAATATTAGGTATTTCACCTAACGCCGACTTTAATATCCAAGATCTATTATCAGGAACCTATCTACAAGTACAACTAGATGAGGAACTTACAAATATTACTAAAGAATCAGCTGATGCTGGTGAAACCATACAAACAGAATATAACGGGTTTATTTTAGGTGTAGAAACACAAGAAGGTGAAACTAATAAAGACCTAAAACGTCGCTATGCTGTTGGTAAAGATAGCCAAGGTGTGGTGGTAGTTAAAGGAGAACCATCATACGCTTCATCAGATCAAATACTAATAAACGAACTTATATTCACTATTGAACAAAACGATTTAAAACCAAACTAACGTTATATTTATAATCATATGAAACTAACAGAACTTAAAAACACACTAAAAGAAGTAGTAAAGGAAGTAATCCAAGAGGAACTAAAGGACATTTTATTGGAGGCAATTAAGTCAAATAAACAACCAATAATCGAACAACCAACTTATTCAACCCCAACAGCACCACATGCTACCCCAGAAGTTAAACAAAATATCAGAGAAAACTATATGAATGTTTTAGGTGATATGAAAGCACAGTTTACATCAGGAGACGTAGCACCACGACAAGGTCTACAAATAAACGGTCCGGTTGATACAACTTCTCCAAATGGTAAGTTACCTGAAGGTGAAGTATCAATGGATCAAATAATGGGTATAATGAATAAATAATGGCATTCGGAGAAAGACAAATATTTCCTAACGATTTACGACCTAGAGTCGCTATAGGTGTAGCTTTACCCTTTAGTGCTCCGGCTGTCTTTAACCAAACCTATCAAACTAAGGATGCTATAAAATACAACTTAGTTAACTATTTATTAACGAACCCAGGAGAACGAATCGCTAATCCTACTTTTGGAGCAGGTTTAAAAAACTTTATATTTGAACAAATAGAAAACGATAACCTAGAAGGTCTAGAAGAAACTATACAACAAGGTATAAACGAAAATATCCCTAACGTTATTATAGATGATTTAGAAGTAGCATCAAATCCTGATCAATATACAGTGACAGTATCACTAAAATATAGTATTGCTCAAACTGGATTAACAGATAACGTTGAGTTAACATTTCAATAATGGCAAAAGTAAAAAGAGACATATCGTATTTAAATAAGGATTTTGGAGATTTTAGAAATCAGTTAATAAACTTTTCTAAAACATACTTCCCAACAACCTATACAGACTTTTCTCCAGCATCACCCGGTATGATGTTTATGGAACAAGCATCTTATGTAGGGGATGTTTTAAGTTTTTATTTAGATAACCAACTACAAGAAACATTCATACAATATGCTAGACAAACGAATAACTTATTCGATTTAGCATATATGTTTGGTTACACTCCTAAAGTAACATCTTTATCTTCAACCGAATTAGATATATTTCAAATAGTACCTGCTAAAACTGTAGGTACAGGATCACAACCTGATTTTACATACGCTCTCGATTTTCCAGAGAATACAGAAGTTACAGGAGATGGTCAAACTTTCACTATCCAAGATAATATTGATTTTACAGTATCATCATCTCAAGATCCTACACTAGTAACTATAGCTCAAGTAAACGGTGCTACACCAACTTATTACTTATTAAATAAAAAACGTAATGCAACATCAGGTGATATTCAAACAACAACTTTTTCGTTTGGAATACATCAAGAATTTCCAACAGTTGATTTACAAGGAGAAAATATAGCTCAAATATTAGATGTATTTGATTCTGATGGTAACGAATGGTATCAAGTTAGTGCTCTAGGGCAAGATTCAGTTTATGATAAGATTAAAAACACAAACGTAAACGATCCTAATAACTCCAATAGTCAAGAAGATACACCTTATATTTTACAACTAAAGCAAGTACAAAGACGTTTTGCTACTAGATTTATAGATAATACAACACTCCAAATCCAGTTTGGATCAGGTAACGCTGAAGCAAATGACGAAGAGATTATACCAAACCCACATAACGTAGGTTTAGGTTTACCTTATACTCAAGATAAACTTACAACAGCTTATTCACCTACTAACTTTATTTTTACAAATACCTATGGTATAGCACCATCAAATACTACACTAACAGTTCGATACATAACTGGCGGTGGTGTTGCGTCTAACGTCGCTGCAAATACGTTAACCAACGTTGACACTACAAATACGACGTTTATACAACCAACACTAAACGCATCGTTAGCTCAATATGTTTTCGATTCTGTAGCAGTAAATAATGCTGGAGCAGCAACTGGAGGGGCAGATGGGGATTCAACAGAAGAACTAAGACAAAACACAATATCTAGTTATGGTACTCAGTTACGAAACGTAACAGCAGATGATTACTTAGTACGTACTTTATCTATGCCTTCTAACTTTGGATCAATATCTAAAGCGCATGTTCAAAAACCACTAAACGCTAACTCAAATACAACATTAGAGATTTACACTTTATCTTATGATATAAATAAAAATCTAAGAATAGCATCATCAGCTTTAAAAGAAAACTTATCAACATATCTAAATCAATATAAAATGATAGGTGATTCAATCACTATCAAAGATGCTTACATAGTAAACATAGCTGTTGATTTTGAAATCATAACATTACCTAACTATAACAACAACGAAGTAATACGTAACTGTTTAACTGCTTTAATAGATTTCTTTAACGTAGATAAATGGCAAATAAACCAACCTATTATTTTAAGAAATATAAATGTTTTATTAGATCAAGTAACAGGAGTACAGACAGTTAAACAAGTAACAATAACCAACAAAGCTGGTGTATCTGAAGGATATTCTCAATATGGCTATGACATTGAAGGAGCTACACAAAGTGGTGTAATATACCCCTCAATCGATCCATCTATATTTGAGATAAAGTATCCCAATAGAGATATTAGTGGTAGAGTAGTAACATTCTAATATGGCAGTATATAAAATCTTTGCGGTAAACGATGCCACTATGTATAGTGAATACCCCTTAATGAACACAGGGTTAGATGCTATGAATGAGTCTCGTAATTGGAAAAATCCATTAATAGATTTATCTAACCCAGTATACCACCCTAATTTATGGGGTGATGTAGGAGAAACTTGGGTTAGTAGTTCAATAACATATAATACAGAATCTTTAGAAGGATATACTACAACAGCAGTATCTCGTTTCCTAATAAAATTTGATCAAGATGATATTAACTATGTTTTTGATAATATAGTTAAAGACGATCCTTATGATGTTCACTTAAAATCTTATGTAGCAACAGCTCAAGGTATAGCTCAACAATCAAAGTTAGAGGTATTTCCCATAGCATATGATTGGACTAATGGTACTGGTCATTATGGAAATAAACCTGAAACAACCGATGGTGTAAGTTGGGGACAACGAAACGATAATTTTTCAAATAATTTATGGCCTTCAAGTTCACTACCTGATTACCAACACTATGAATCTATCGAAGCAACACCAGGAGGTGGAGTTTGGTATACAGGTTCAACAAACCCAAATATAGATTTATCATCTGCATCACAATCATACGATGTTAGAACTAAAAAAGATTTAGATGTTAAAGTAACTGACATAGTTGATGTTTGGTATTCACAATCTAAAGGTATTAATCCATATACAACTATAGACAACAACGGATTTATAGTTAAGTGGACTGGAAGTTTAGAGTTTGAACCTTCATCTTCTATAGTACCCCAAATTAAGTTTTATTCATCAGACACATATACTATATACCCACCTGAACTTTGTGTTAAGTGGGATGATTCAGATTTTACTACTGGATCGTTAAACGTTATAGACGACACAGATATTTATATGGCGTTAGATGAAAACCCAGGTGTGTTTTATGAAGATAGTATTAACCGTTTTAGAGTCAACTGTAGACCTAAATACCCAGTTCGTACTTTCCAAACCGCATCATCATATACTCAAAACTATCTTTTACCATCTAGTTCATACTACGCTATTAAAGATTTAGATACTAATGAATACGTTGTAGATTTTGACGAAAACTATACTAAGATATCTGCGGACCCACAATCATCATATTTTACAGTTTATATGAATGGTTTAGAACCAGAACGTCAATATCAAATATTGATTAAAACATTTGTAGGTAACGAAATAATAGTATACAAAGATAATAACTTTAACTTTAAAGTTAAAAATGGATAGTTATGTCAGAAAAGAGAGTAGACCTTCAAAAAGAAGTATTTAATAAACTTGATTATCCAAGAACTATTAAAACAACATTCACTGAACTAAGTGTCCCTACAGTCAATGATGACTTAGAGACACAAGTTACAGTTGAAGATTTTTTTAACCTTTACAACGAGTTATTTTATGATATTCCTGCTGAAGGTGAAAGTAATTCCCATGAGTTTTTAGTAAAAACGTCAGGTGAGTATATTTCGTTTGATGAAACAGACGCTGAAATAGAAGCATTAAGAAAGGAAATAACAACACTTAGAGAAAATAACTTGGAATTAGAACAAGAAATAGTTACATTGTCTAATCCCACAATTGAATAATGGAAGAAAATACTATACTAACCCAAGTTGATCCAACTACTTTTGAATATCAGGAGTATAAAACTGCTGATGAGCAGTTAATACCATCTTCCTCCTTTGATACTAATTTTATTGAATCTTCTGATTACATCGAACTTTATGTTTACGATGATAATAAACAAATAGTTTCACCAGATGAAACTTATGAGTTAAAACAATATAAAGTACAAGAAGGGGACATAGTATTAAACCCAACTAAAAATCTTAAAGAACTAGGATTTACAGAGGGTAACTATTATACAGTATATAACACATACAGACGTAGATTAGGATCATCCATTAAGGATAGATATTATATTGATGAAATATCACCATCTAGAACAGAGATTAGATTAAAAACTAATCAGTTAGATGACCAACAAGTATTCAATACTTTTGTTAATTTCCAAGAATATAGAGAAACAAGACCGTATTTTGTTGATTTTCAACTTAACTTTGGTAATAACCAACAAGTTATTGCTAATAATATTGATGTTACTCCAACAACAATAGATCAACAAATAACAGTATTAATAAAATTATACGAACCTTTACCACCAAACTTTTTAGTAAAGGATACATTATGGATTGTTGAAGAAATATCAACACCACAAGCATATAAAGTAGAATACGCTATTGAAGAAGTTGAAATCGATGATGATTTTGAATTTATTAAAGGACCTAACTTTAACCTAAACGTAAATAACGAAGTAGGTGTAGCATCAGATACTTTCACATACAGTTCAATACTTGAAACACCTCTTACATCTTCACTACAACAACTAAAATCACTTTTAGCTGAAAAGAGTATTAATATTAATATTGATTACTCTAAATACAATCAGTTTATTAAGTTTTCAACATCAGGGGAACGTTTAAAAAACTTTTATTATAAAGCATCTTTATTAGAGGCAACACATAACCAACTTGAACAAGACATATATTCAATAACTGGTTCAGCTACTAGTTCAATCGCTTTCTCATCATCCAAAGCTACTTTAGAGGCTATCGTAGATAGTACAATAGATAACTTTGATGGATATGAATATTTTTTATATTTTAATAGTGGATCATCGGCATCTTGGCCTAAATCTACTTCTACTTTACCTTACACTTTATATCCTACTGGTTCAACCCAAGTAGCAGAATGGTTTGGTTCACTTAACGAAGGGTCTATTTACTATGGTGGTCAAATATCATCAGCATCTTTATATGATGAAAACAATAATGATGCTTTATTAAACACTATACCAGAATACTTAGTTGAAGACCCAGCAAATGAACAATATCAGTTGTTTATAGAGATGATAGGTCAACATTTTGATAACGTTTGGACTTATACTAAAGATGTAACTAATAGATTCGATGCTGACAATAGATTAGACTATGGTATATCAAAGGATTTAGTAGCAGATGCTATTAGAGAGTTTGGTATAAAACTATATTCAAATAACTATGATCAAGATGATTTATATCAAGCATTCCTAGGTATAACATCAGAAGGTTCAACATTCCCAGTAGCAAATATTACTGGTAGTTCTCCTTCAGAGGGTATTGATCTAGTGACAAACGCCATAAGCGCATCAAGCGCTGTAATAGCTCAGAACGACGTTTTAAAGCGTGTTTACAAACGAATATACCATAACATACCTTACTTATTAAAAACTAAAGGTACTAAAGCAGGTTTAAGAGCGTTAATATCAACTTTTGGTATATCTAATACTATATTAGATGTAAAAGAATATGGTGGTTCACCTAAAAAACCAGCTGTATATAAAACTCAAGAAAATATCTATGATTATTATTTAGGTATGACTGGATCTCAATCAGTACAAACTGAGTTTAAATTAAATTCTGATTGGAGTAGTTCTTATGATAGACCTCAAACAGTAATGTTTAGGATAAAACCTGAAACTGTTCATTCTTCATCTTTAGGTCCTACAAATAATATCCAAAAAGTACTTTCATTAGATACTGGACTTACATTAACATTAGAATACACTGGATCATCAGGGATTGTAAGTTCATATAGTGGATCAGTAGTTGATCCTGAATACCAATTTGGTAATTTGAAATTATTCCCTAATGGTCAGGGAACACCACTTTCATCATCAGTATATTTACCATTTTTTAATGGGGATTGGTGGAGTGTTATGGTTAACCATAATCAACAATCAGGTTATACTTTAACAGCTAAAAATAAAAATAGCGAATATGTATCCACATCTGCTATTCAACATAGTAGTATTAGTACACTACCTTTAACAGGGTCTACAGAATGGATTTCGGCTACATCATCAGATTTTGGGACAGCGTTATCACCTGCATCACATTTTTCAGGAGGGTTACAAGAAATAAGATACTACACATCAGAAATACCTGATAATGTTTTTTCATATTTTACTTTAAACCCACAATCATATGTTGGTACTGGAGTAAATACAGCTCCTGAAGAATTAGCTTTTAGAGCATCTTTAGGAGGTGAATTATACACAGGTTCAGTAAGTATCCACCCAAAAACACCACCTGCTCCTTCTATCCCACCCCACATTCTATTAGAAACTGGGTATAGTTTACTATTAGAAGACTCAGGATTGATAGCATTACACCCTATTGATAAATTCAAATCAGGTATAAATTCATTTGAGAATGATAGTAAATTCAACATTTCTTCTTCTGCTTTTGGGGTAAATAGAGAAAAGATAGCTAGAAACCAAATACCAGCAGGTATTAGTTCAGAAATAAACAATAAGATTATTATAGATACTTCTAAATTAGAATCGACAACGTTGTCACCTATGAGAAGTATCCAACAAAAAGATTATAGTAATCAAAGAGATGTAGACTCGGGGTATGTTGAAGTCGCATTTTCACCTGCTAACCAAATCAATAAAGATATTGTTGGTCAAGTAGGATATTTTAACTTAGGTGATTATTTAGGTAATCTATCAACTAGATCAACTGACACCAATAGTTATCCTAGTTTGGATATATTAAGAGATGAATACTTTGCTAAATATACTAAGTCATATGATTTAAATGATTTTGTAAGACTAATAAAGTTTTATGATAACTCTTTATTTAAGATGGTTAAAGATTTTACTCCATCTAACGTATCATTATCATCAGGTGTTGTAGTAAAACAACATATTTTAGAAAGAAATAAACATAGAAGAACTTTAGTATCATCTACTAACGAAACTCTAACTGGATCAATAGGTCAAGTAGAAACGTTTTCAGGTGGTGCTGGTGGTCAAGTAAATAGATATCAAAATCAAAGTAAACCAACTTTCAATATAACCCAATCTTGGTCAGAAATAATTCAAACCCTAAAAGGTCCAACTACTCTTTCAACTAAAGACCAATCTGGATTTTATAATGGGGAATATGGTAATCCCACTTTAGATAACGCATCGTTTATTAATGTAGTAAAGGGAGATGGTGGGGTAGATTGTTCTGAATTTACCAATCCTAATTTCCAAGATACTCAAGTAACACCTGTATTTTTAACATCTAATAACTTTACAGAAGATGAGTTTTTATCTCGAGATACCACACCTAATAAGGGTATTGTTTGGTTATGGCATGATGGGTTTAACGTTAAACATATTAAGGTAGCTAGTAGATCTAGAGAGGGTGTTAGTATATTAAGAGAATTATCTCAAGCGACATCAATTCCTATCTTATTAAACAACCCATCAGAAAATCCAATCCCCCCTAGTTTACCAAAACTAAAATCAGGTTTCTACACTTGGGAAGTAACTAGTAAGCAAGTTTTTGATGATTATGTGTATTTTGAAATAGACATAGCCCAATCCCCACTTATATTAACATCAGAAGATGCTAATATATTTGATATAGAGTTTGATTCAACTGGAGACTTTATATGGTATGCCTCATCATCAGGAACACCTTCAAACCCTCTTAGATTAGATGGGATATATGAATCAATACCTCAAGGGTATTTCCCAACAACACCTACTTACCCACGAGAACAGTTTTTTAGAGGATGGGATGGTGCTGATTATCTAATAGAACCAAACGAATATATAGAATCAGAGGGGATTATAGTTGATAGTATAGGGAATTTTGATACAGGTACAGGAGAAGTAAACACAGCATTTACATCATCACTCTCTTCTGTATATGGAAGATTAGCAGAAACACCAAAAACACCTTGGTTTATGAATGCCCCACAACAAATGGTATCATACCCATCGGCATTAATAAAGGATCAAGATCCAAATGTTATACCTAGATCTATTGTAGTGTGTGCTATATATTTAACTCCTATAACTACTAATTGTTCTACATTAAATAATAGTTTAAATGAATTTACTGTTGCTGTGCGATATCAAGGTAATGAAGAGTTATTTGTGTTAGGAACAACACCTCTTAATAAAAATAAGCTAATACTAAAAGAGGGAAGAAATGGATTCGCTGTGGTAAAAGATATAACACTATACAACTCAGCAGATGATAATGTAGATTGGACATCTTCCTCTATTACATCACCTGGTAACCCAACATCAACAGCCGCTAACTTACCTACTGGTAAGTATGGAGTATACAAATACTCAGCTCAAAACGAAGATAAGATGATTGTACAGGTTGAAACAGTTAATGGAAGACAAACGATTACACAAATAGCATATTGCTTCTAAATATTAAATAAATGGCAAGAGACATACAACCAGATAACATATTTTTAAGGCTTACAAATGCTAGCACCCTTCAAGGTAATAATGATTTAGAATATTACTATAGAGAAGGTAGGATTTGGGCTACTGGTACTGAAAACCTATTTGAACCTAAATTTGTAAACCTAGATCCATCTACTAGAAGTAAAACAACACTCATAAAGGCAAAAACTGATCCTATTATAAATGGTGGTATATTTATTACTCCTGAAGGTGAAAGTATTCCACATAACTCTGATGATGAGATATATGCTTCATCTAACTACTTTGGATCACAAAATATAAGTAGAGATTATAACTCTCAACAATTTGCTAATAGTTGGTGGTATGATACTCAAGCACATAGGGCATATAAAATATATGTTGTATTATCCTATACTGAAGTTAGCACTATAAATAGTCAATTATATTATAATTGGGAAGTTTCCAATGCTTATATAGTTTATAAAGACGCTTCACAAGACCCTAATGATGGTATATATACATTTTCAGCACAACCCGTTGTGGATGTATCAGTAACAGCATCAGCAACATTTGAATCACCTAATGGGTTAGATACTTGGGGTAAGGCATCGTTGAATATGTATCTTAATAATACGATATACACATCATCTTATGTTTTATCTCCAACTACTAAATCAGGTAGTATTGAAATGAAAACAACTTTCGATTCATCTAATATCCAAATTAACGATACTGTAAAACTATCAGTATCAGTTGATGATGATTCTACAGCATATGATCATTTAATAGTAACTGAATACTCAATGTCATTTTCAACACCCGGTGAAGCTATTGACACTGAATCATATTTAGGGTTAACAACAGGGTTAGACTTAGAAAATAACCCCGATTGTCAACCTGTTTTAAATAACGTAATATCATCTAGACAATCTTTATTTATAGAGGATGTAGATTACTCAAACTCATCTAACTTAAGTGGGTCTGGTATTTTATTACCACAAAATATTGAGTTATTACGTCAAAATTCTGCTGAAAAAGCAGCAACACCTGATTCGAACTACAGTCAAACATCACATACTGGTATTAGATATATAGGAACTAAAACAACACGTAAAGAGGTAAACCAATATCAAGAAGGTGAACCTACTAATAACTTAGGATCTATACCTAATGTTGAATCATTAAACGCTTATTTAGGATACTTTAGTAAAGTTGTGGATCCATATCCTAACTTAAATAATAAAACCGCTTTATTTGTAAAATATCTTATTGACGCATCATCAACACTATATGATCCATCATTATCTGATATAAACTTTAATAACTTAGAGAATACGTTTAAACTAAAAGATTCAAATAGTACTCCAACTAACGTTATAGTAAGTATACAAAATATTGATGAAGCTAAAGAATTAAAGAAATTAGAATCAGTTACCCCATCAGTTTATTCTGTAGGTACTTATCCTAACCCTATTTTATTTTCACAAAACTCATCAACTACTAACTCTAATACAATACCACTATTAGGAACTACTAATATTACATCAATAAGTCCTTGGTGGTCTGTAAACGTATCTAATAGAAAAGAACTTCGTTGTGTATCATCTGATTTGATTAATACATATGATTCAAACTACTATATGGGAGACCTACCATACAATCCAGGTGAAAATACAGATTTCCCTTCAGGTGTAGAACCATCGTTTACGAAGTTTGATCCTGTTACATCACCTTGGTCTTTAGTATCTCAAAGTTTATCAACACCAGGAGATGAGTTTAGATTTGAAAATAACGAAGACTATAGTTACAAAGTAGTAAACGTGAATTACACATCTTCAGTATCGTTAACCGTTACTTTAGACAAAGAAGTAGACGCAAGCGTAAATCCTAACTTCTTTTTAATAAGGAGGTTGGCCTATAACCCAGGCTTCGTTATCTTGAACGAGCAAAAACCATATGGATTTCCTGTTTCGGCATCATCATCACCGGGTATAGTCACACCCCAATATAGAGTAGATGCACTAAGGAAAAACCCAGACGATATTATAACATCACTTATTGAAAAGAACTTAATATAATCATATTTATAATAAAATACAACATACAAAATGGGCTATTTAAATAACAGCGTTGTAACAGTTGACGCTATTCTAACAAAAAAAGGAAGAGAATCGTTAGCTAAAAACGACGGATCATTCCAAATTACTCAGTTCGCTTTAGCAGATGACGAAATCGATTATACACAATATAATCCAAATCACCCATCTGGTTCTTCATATTATGGAGAAGCTATTGACAATATGCCTTTATTAGAAGCATTTCCTGATGAATCACAAATCATGAAGTATAAGTTAGTAACTCTACCAAGGGGAACAGCTAAACTTCCAGTATTAGATGTTGGTTATACAGCAATCACTTTAAAACAAGGTGCTCAACTTGCTATTACACCTCAAACACTTAACTATCTTGACGCAGCTCAGTCATTTGAAACAAGTGGATACGCAGCAACAATCGCTGATATTAGATTATTATCTAACTTCAACGGTGTTGGTATTAATACAGAAGCAGCAACATCCGCAAACGCTAACTCAACAACAACTATAGGTACAAACGTATCCAAAACTGTTATTGGAACACAAATCAACCTAAGAGCAACTACTATTAATACGTTATTTGGGTCTAACTCATCAATAACAACCACTCTAACTATCATTGGTTTAGACTCAGGTGCTCGTATTACTGTTCCTATTACTATTAATAAAACATCAACAAAATAAGATATGGGATTCAAAAGATTAGATCCAGAAGATTTTTTAGTAAGTGCAGATTCTGTATCACAAACCGTATGGAGTAACGAGACTGTAGAGTTATCTACCTTCTTCACTTCATCAGCACAACGAGTAGCCTCTCTTTCAGGTGAATACTATTTAGCAGTAAACCAATCAGAAACAACAGTTGCAGGATCTACTCCTCAGTTTGATATAGCCTATGGTGATAAAACATCAGGTGGTGGGGTTTACTTTAATGATGCTGTTCCTAATAAATCTACAACATCAACTATCTATGGTCAATATCGTACTTTAGTATTAGAAGATGAAGATAAAGATTTTCAATTCGGTTCATCCTACACACCAGGATACATCTATGCTCTATCAATCGAAAGAGCTAGATATAAAGAAAAACTATTACCTGGAACTTTATCTTTAACACTACAAGGAGCAACAGGAAAAGCTCTTACACTTACAGATAACTCAAACGATGTAACTATACCATCATATTTTGGTACTCAAAGAGCTTATCAAATAGTAAGACAAGGAGCTATACCAGGTACATCAGACGGAATCAACGCAGGTTATACTAACTCAGGATCATATGGTTTATTTTTACCTGACACAGGATTAATTTTACTAAATGGTTCAGCATTAGATCAACCTTCAACTACAACTATAGCAACTACAGATAATCCTAATATAGGTATAGATTTACAAACTAATAGAAACTTAGATGTTGATGGGGAAAATAACTCAAAACTATTTGGTGCTATTGTAAGAGGTTCATCGTTTAGAGTAAACTGTGAAGAAACCCTAACATCAGATTTTATATTTGTCAGATCAAGAAACTCAGAATTTAACTACTCAGAAAATCCATCGTTCATTAAAGGAGCTACAGGTGAGGTGTATTGGGATTCATACATAAATGCACCACAAACGTATGTAACAACGATTGGATTATATAATGACCAAAACGATTTACTAGCAGTAGCCAAGTTGTCAAAACCGCTTTTAAAGGATTTTACAAAAGAATCACTTGTTAGAGTAAAGTTAGATTTCTAAATGAATGAGCGCATACAAACAATTCAACTCATCAGACATAATTGTTTCACCATTAGAGGTAAACAAGGGGTATAAATTTAATATTATACCAATATTTTCCTCATCTGGAGGATATTCCTTTATATCTTTTGGTACTGGTAGTTATTCAGAAAGTCTAGAGAGAATTGATGATTATGGTTTTGGTGGTCAAATAGAAAGATATGTAGGTAAAAATATTGATTACAATAGTGAATATAATTATTCATCTGGTCTTTATTCTTCTTTCAAAGAATCATCTATATACAATTCTGTAAAACATTTATACTATACAAACTATATCTCAGGGAGTGTAGATAGTAATGGAGATTTTACAATGTCCGATGCTAGTCTACCATATTTTGGATCTGATGGAGTTGTAGAAGGTTCTAAGTATAATACAATATACGATAATTACAGACAAACAGATTTACTAGAACAAAAATCAATCCCCACTCAGAAAACTAAACCTGGTGTTTCTGATATAGCTGTATTATCTATCCCTTCCAATATATTTGGTGATAAAATACAACCAGGATCATTTAAGTTTGATTTTGGGGTATATGAAGAATCATCAGGAGGAACTTTTACAGATGATGGGGAAGGTAGATTAATATCATTATTTGGTGATGTAGTGGGTAATATAATATACACTCATGGAGTAGCTACAATAACTAATCCATTTTCTAATGAATTTGGTTATGGTAAAAATCCCTATAAGTATAGTAACTATGGAGATGGTGGTCAGGTTAGTAGAGACTTTTTTAAAGGATTCATATCTGGATCCGACTTAGAAGTATCATTATCATCATCGTATACACTTTATGAGACACAATATAAAGTAACAATAGGTGAAAGTGAATTTAATTACTCACAAAACCCAACCATAACATCAGGGAATGACGGAATCCCTTTTAATTATATAACAGGCTCATATTTTACACCCTATATTTCAACTGTAGGTTTATATAATGATGCACATGAATTACTAGCTGTTGGTAAGTTAGCGAAACCTTTACCGACATCTAAAACAACAGACACAACTATTTTAATAAACATCGATAGGCACTAAGGATGTTTAGTATTTATAATATATCAAATAAAACCAATGGCTAAGATACTATCAAATGCAGGCATAGTTACAGGGTTACCAGTAGAGGCGGAACACGTATCTCAATCGGTTAATGCCTTAACTGGTGCTGAGGCTTACGACATA